GACCACTGATCTTATATGGCGGATTATCTTCTATTTCAACGAGTCTAATATAATCAGTCGGTAAATCAAATCGATAAGAAAATCCGTATACAGGAGCAGTACCGTCAAGACCAGGTATAATTCGCTTAACAGCAAAGTTCCAAGGATGATCAGCAAGTACAGCATCCCGAACTAAATCATAAACTTGATTAATTGCTCTTGCTTCATTGGTATTTTCTGTCAAAGAAGTTATAGCATTCCCACCTACATGCATTAAACCTAAATTTGCAATTTGTACTTTAGAAGTTGCCATTTTAAGGAACCCCTCCCCTAAGGGAGGGGATTAATACAAGGTTAATTAATCAATCACGTACCACATACCTACGTGAAGCGTTCCAGTAATCGAAGCACCGCCTGTAGTTAACGAAACAATATCGTTAGAAGTATACTTATAAAAAGCAGCTGTATCGATTTCCGCAATTAAAGGCACAATAATACCTGCAGAACTTGACGCTTCAGCAGTATTATAGCGATTTGCATCCGCTGCATCTCCAAGATCGAGAGTAGACGAAGATCCTAAAGCATCGTGCCAGATTTTCCAATCAAGAATTCGCCAATTATCCAAAACTCGAAACAATTGAATAACTGATCCAGAAGCTAAAGAACTAGCTTCATATGTATCATACATAAAACGAACGCGACCGTCTGCAATGTCAGGCAAGACATGATCAACGGGCACGGCAGTCATTAGAGTGTAATTTACACCTTTTACTGTTGCCATGATTAAGTCTCCTTATTCATTACATTCGATCTCATACATTTTATTTTCTTCCATGCGAACTGCACCGAAAGAAGCAGAAACATATACTTGAGTCGAGTTACGTTTGTCCCTTCGAGGACCAATCTCTGCGTTGATTTCAGCCGCGGATGCAAATACCATTCCGGAGTGAACCCACGCTGGGAGGCGTCGATGGGTACCAGACGAGCTGGTTAAGAGGCGTTCACACTCAATAAATTTAAAACCCATATACATGTCAACTTCACCATGTACGAGAGCTTTAACTTCATTAGTGTCAATGCTTTGAATTGTTGCATTCGCTAACAAATCAGTCATCTGCAAAGCAGAAAGAGCAATATAACGAGCTTCTGATTTGTCATTAAAATTAGCAACAAGTTTTTGGCGAACGTTACGCAATTTAGCGAGAGTCAAACCAGAATCAACAGCAGATCCGGTTTCAACGAACTGTGCGCCTGTTCTGTTATTTGTCACATCATGGACAGTACTCGTAGCACCGGTTTTTCCAGTATAGGCTGTGCCAAACATATTTTCTATGATGACATCATCCATAGAGCGACCGAGTGCATATGCAGCGTTCTGCGCATACGGGGAGGTAGGATCAATAAGCATACGGATACGATCTTTACGATCAATCAAGTCTGCCCAATCGAAATCCCTCAGATGTACGCGTCTACGATCGTGCGGCGTTTCAATTAGAGGTGTATCCGCGTGGCGGGTAAGTACCTCAATAGCCGCAGTAGCACCGATCCGATCATAGAAATCGAACTCTGCATTCTGAGTTTCCTGGCGCATCATGGGTCTCATCACAGAACCCTTTTGTTGAAGCAAAAGATCGACGTTTGATCGATATTGGCTCACAAAAGCAGTAGTTACCTGTGTAGACATAATGTCGTCCTCAGATTTAGATTATAACTAGCATCAAACTATTTAACACTAGTAACGATCGCCCCGGCTGCCCAGACTCTGGACCTTGACTGGCCTTTAACGTCCGACTAAAGACGCGGACCCTTACGAGCTACCCGATTATTCAACCATTTCAGGATATGCCGCATCATGAAGTCGTTGCATTGTATCAACAGCTTCTTGATGGCCAGTTCCTGTATTATTATATTCTTTCATAAAAGAAGGATTACGTTGCAAATTACCTATTTCAGTTTTAGCTTGAGCAGGGGTCATTTGATTTCCACCTGTTCGACCACCTACTCCCATTGATCCTGATTCTATCATGGCTGACCCCACTTTAGCAGCAAATTTTATCATTTCGGGATGATTACCTACTCTGCTCTCATTAAAGTAAGTGCGTAATTCATCTGTTCCATATTTCTCAATAGCCTGATTAGCCACATCCATTTGCTCATCATGAGCTAAACCAAAATCTTTACGCAAAGTCTCTGACCATTCTTTTTCTTTAGTAGCTTGCATTTCTGTCATCTGGGTCTTCGAAAGACCGGTAAATTCGACTTGGGCATTATAAAGTCCTTCTGCTTGCTTTTGAGTAAGTCCGTTTTCATGCATAGCTTTTCGGAAGAAACCTTCCATTTTCTCGTCCTTAACAATTCCCTCTGGTAATTCACCTGTTGTAGAGAAATCGTACCCATATCCATCGCTCTCAGAACCTTTGGGTCTACCGATTGAATCATAAAATTTACCCATCGTCTCGGCATCAGCATCCACAGGAGGTAAGGGGAGTCTTTGGGAACCCACCAATTCTTGACCCGAAATATAAGATTTTGCAAGACCATTAAGATCTTTAATATCAGCCATTGATTTATGCGTTGCCAAATCCACATCCATGTGTTCGCGAAAATTAAAAGTTTCCCCATCGCCTACATCCGTATCTTCAACCATTATACTTCTCCCGTTCTATTTCTTCAACAATCCTATCAAAATAAGTAGGATCTACATTTATAAAGTGCAGAATATCTAATACCACTGCACGTCTCCCGTCTTGGTGTGCTGTATCACAACAAGTATTTCCTCTTGTATGTGCTGGCGCTAAAACTCCCTGGTGTTTTATTAAATGATAAAGAACCCTCTTGCCCTTTTCTGTACCGAATACATCGGCCATATCGTTTTGAATCTGCGATCTTTTCTGAACAGTTGCTGCGCTAACCATTTCTTACTGGTTCTCCTGCTCCTGGTTGTAATAGACTCTGGGCTTTTGCTACATCTAGACCTGCACCGGCCATAGCTTGACCTTGTTCCATACCTTGCGCTTCTTCTTGCGCTTTCTTCGTAGCTTCTCTTTTCTCTTTAAGTTTGTCAGCAGAAGTAGCAACACTCGTAGGAGCATCAAGAAGTTCATGAGCCCAATCAAAATATCCATCGCCGTCAAATTTGTCAGCGAGTTCAGGTTTAATATTAATGAGAGGTACAAAAGATTCCAAGAGTCGAGTAACATTTTGTAACTGAGTTGCGCGTTGTGCTCGAGCTACTGGAGAAGAATAAGTAATTTTCATTTCTTGGTTATCTAAATCAAAAGGTAACTCTGGGAACATTTTTCTTCTGCTACATATTAAATATACACGTTGAATCATTGGACTAGTATATTCCGATTGTAAACGACCTGTCATGGGTGCGATATTACGCATTTTTTCTTCCCGTCTTTGTAACACTTCAGTGGCAGTCATTTGCGGGCCTTCTTCTTTCATACGAAGAACATCGACATGATATACTCTCATGATATGTTCTTGGCGATTCTGAAGTAAATCTAATCCTATATCAATTCTACCTTTGTTACCAAATTCTTCAATTCTGTCTTGTATTCCGGATCTGTAGAAATTCAGCCCGGCGGGAGTGGTCCGGATTGGGAGCATAAACCCGTCATCAGGTACCATTAGAGGAGGATCTGTTACCTTTTGACCTGCTCGTATGATAGTCTTCATCATAGCATTTACCATTTTAATGTCCGGCATCGCAGTCCCGCCGGGACCCCGACCGTAAATCTCTTCCGCGGTCTTTTGCCAGCGAGGTACTACATACGGAAACATATCAAATCCAGATTCTTCTAGGATTACTTTTTCTTTATCCATGAGAATAAGTATTGACACATACTTTTTATTAATTGCTTTCGCCCCATCTGGAATAAATTCATCGTTAGGTTCTACAATATGTAAACACGCTACTTCCTCGTAAGGTTTTTTCATAGCAGCATCAATTTGACGCGTACTTAATTTATCTTTATATTTATCAATGAGCTGTCGATTGGTCTTAGTTACCATACGATAAATTGTATTAACAGTTCCTGAACCATCTTCTGCTATATAACAATTTCCTAAATGGAAAGTCTGAAAATTAATTGGAGCGCCGGGTCTATCCTCAATCATCATAACTGATGTACCGAAAGCACCTAGATCCATATACAGTTCATGAGATTGTGGAGCGAAATTTGTATTAGGAGCATTAAAGACATCGTTATACATAATATCTTCTACAGCTTCAAGATATTGACGCGCATCTCTACGTTTATCAATCTCAGGATTCTTAAATCGCAACTTGAACCATCTCTCTGTAGGACTAGTAA